TGACACAATTGTTGGTCACAGATTTTCAACCCTTACCAAAATTGCAGCGTTACGCTTTTTAGAAGGCAAGACCCTGAGCAGATCAACAAACACTCAGTTTGCTGAAGGGGATGATCGACGTGTGGTATTTCCTTTTGCCTCTGAGGCACCGGTTGAGCGTTATTTCGGCATGGAAGTGCTGAGCATGGATGAGAGCGCCATGGACCTCAGCCGCCTGAACGATGGCGCCCCACTGCTGTTCCAGCATGATCCTGACCGGATCGTTGGCGTTGTAGAGCGTGCCTACATCAAGGACAAGCGCGGCTATGCCGAGGTCAAGATGGCCAACAACGACCTTGGCCGTGAAATGCAGGAATTGATTAAAGACGGCATTCTCCGCAATGTCAGCTTTGGTTACAGGATTAACTCGATGGAAACAGACAACAGCACTGACCCAATCACGTACCGCGCTACGTCATACCAACCGTTTGAAATTTCGCTGGTGACCGTGCCCGCTGATCAATCAGTAGGCATAGGTCGAACTCTTACTATTAGTGAGAGTTCAACTACGGCCTCAGCCGTGACCAATTCACCCCTCTCGGAGTCAACACCCGTGGAACCCACCTTCGACATGGAGGCGATCCGCGCTGAGGCCGCACAGGCCAAGGCAAAGGAGCTTTCAGAAATGATTGCCCTAGGCAATCGCACCAACAACAGCGACATGGCCCAGGAGTTCATCACGAATTCCCGTGGTCTTGATGAGCTGCGCACTGCACTTCTTGAAAAAATGAGCACTCCCGCCCAGCCTGTGGACACCACAGTCGCCGATATCGGCCTTTCCAAAGAGGAGACCCGGTCTTTCTCTTTCCTTCGCGCCATCAACTACCTGGCCAACCCTGCTGATCGCCAAGCGCGTGAAGCTGCTGGCTTTGAAATTGAAGCTTCCGAAGCTGCTGCCGCCAAGCTTGGCCGTCAGAGCCGTGGCATCACGATCCCCCAGGAAGTGCTTCGCCGCGACCTGAGCGTTGGCGTAGCTACCGCCGGTGGCAACTTGGTCGCTACCGAGTTGGATTCCGCTTCTTTCATCGATCTGCTTCGCAACGCTTCCGCCCTTGATCAGGCTGGCGCCACCGTGCTGACCGGTTTGGTTGGCAACGTTGCAATTCCGCGCCAGTCGGGCGCCGGGACTGGCTACTGGGTGTCGGAGGCAGGTGCTCCTAGCGAGAGCCAGCAGACCGTGGATCAGGTCAGCCTGACTCCTAAGACGGTTGCTGCTTTCACTGATTACAGCCGCCGCTTGATGCTTCAGTCTTCGATCGACATCGAGAACATGGTTCGCCGTGATCTTGCTGCCGTGCTTGCTCTGCGGATTGACCTGGCTGGTCTTTATGGCACCGGTTCTAACAGTGAGCCTTTGGGTCTGAAGAACACCACCGGCATCAACACCGAAGATTTTGCTGCCAACGCTCCTACTTTTGAAGAAGTGGTTGCAATGGAATCTAAAGTGGCCGCTGACAACGCTCTGCTGGGTTCACCCGTCTATCTGATGAACGCTGCTATGCGCGGCGGTCTGAAGACCACCAAGAAGGACGCCGGCTCCGGCATGTTCATCATGGAAGGCGGTGAAGTTAACGGCTATCGCGGTGTGCTGTCCAACCAAGTTGAGTCCAACGATCTTTGGTTCGGCAACTTTGCAGACCTGCTGATCGGTTACTGGTCTGGCTTGGACATCATGGTGGACCCCTACACCAACAGCACCAGCGGCACCGTTCGCGTGGTTGCAATGCAGGACGTTGACGTGGCCATCCGTCATCCTGAGTCGTTCTGCCGCGGTAACAACACTCTCTGATCATGAAGATCCGCATCCTTAGGCAAACAATGGCCGGCGGTTGCGTGGTTCGTATGGGGGATGTCATTGAGGCATCCCTTGACGACGCCAGACTTCTGATTGGTATTGGTAAGGCTGAACAAGTTATTCAGGCTCCGGTTGAAGAGCCAATTAAGACCACACCTACACCTTCCAAACGGAGGAAACCACAATGACCGTCCTTAACCTTGGGACCAAAACAACCCAAATTGCTCTGTTCCCTACTGCCGTTGGTGCTTCTACCACCACTGGTAGCGCCATTGATTTGCAAGGCTACGAAGGCGACATGGTTGTTCTTCTTGACGCTGCTGCCGGTGGCGCCAGCATCACCTTTGCTGTCAAGCTGACCAGTTCCGACACTTCTGGTGGTACTTACACCGACGTGACCGGCGGTGGTTTTACGACCACAACCGCCAACACTGCTTCCCGCCAGAAGCTGTATGTCAATGTCACCGACATTAAGCGTTTCGTCAAAATCTCGCTGACTGTTGCTGGTGGTACTGGTACAGGCGCTTTGTCTGTTCAAGGTCTGGCTTCTGCCAAGTACGGCTAATTGCCATGGCGTTGACTGAAGATCTAGGAATGTTCCTTGCTGATTTTGGCGTCACCTGCGTGGCTGGCGCCGTCACGGCATCTGGAATCCTGGACACCCCCAGCCAGGTAATCAGCGATGGGATGGTCTTAACGACTGACTACACGCTGACAGCTAGATCTTCAGATTTTGGTAGTCTCGTTCGCGGTGGTTCAATCACTGTGGGCGGGACTGCTTTTACTGTTCGGGAGACAATGTTAATTGACGACGGAGCTTTTGTTCAAATTGCACTGCAAAAAACGTAATGGCTGACACCCGTCGCGAATTGATCCTCAGCCGCATCAAGACCAACCTTGACGCAGTCACCGGTGCGACCGTCTACCGCAGTCGCGTGGAGCCGCTGTCACGTTCCGAGGTGCCAGCCGTCATTGTCGAACCGGTCAACGACAGTCCAGTCGGCACCAATTTTTACGACAAGCTTGACTGGACGATGCGGGTGCGGGTCACCACGTTTGTTCGGGCCGCTACGCCAGACGACACGTCAGACACGTATTCGCAGCAAGTTCACGCATTGCTGATGGCCGATCAAACGCTGAATGGCTACGCGCTTGACCTGCTACCCGACCGCACAGACTTTGCAATGTACGAGGCTGATATTCCTGTCGGTATGATTACCCAAGACTTCTTGGTGCGATACCGCACAAGTCGCACCAACCTAACTTCGGCCTAGCACCATGGCTAAGATTGAGAAGGAAATCCCTACCCCTGGAGTGGGCGGCAGTTATCTGTACGACCCTAAGACTGGGAAGCTTACACTGACTACAACCACTCCTGCTTTACAGAACAATGGCTCTGACTCGGAAGAAATTTCTGATCGCAAAGATTGAGTCTACCTACGGGACGGATTCACTTCCTGTTGGTGGCAGCAATGCCATTCAGGTCACCAATCTTGAGGTGACTCCTATCGAGTCGGACAACGTTCAGGCGGCCTCCTACCAAGGCTTCATTGGTAACAGCACCCGTGGAGCCTTGGTTGCCAACAAGCGGGTTTCAGTGACCTTTGAAGTTGAGCTTGGCGGATCTGGCACGGCTGGCACTGCACCTGCTTTTGGCCCGCTGCTTCAAGCTGCTGGCATGAGCGAAGTGGTTGTAAGCAGCACATCTGTTACCTATGCAGGTGTTAGCTCCAGCTTCAGCAGCGCCACAATTTATTGCTTCTACGACGGCACTCGCCACAAGATCACTGGTGCTCGTGGCACGGTGACCTTCAACATGACGGCTGGGCAATTCCCGACCGCCAGCTTCCAGTTCATCGGGATCTACAACGCTCCTGATGGCACAGCTATTAGTGGCAGCTTTACGGTTGCCAACCAAGCTGCTGCACTGGAAGTCAACGACACCAACGTCACCACCTGCACATTCCACGGCGTCACAAGTACTCGCCTTGAAAGCATTGACTTGGCGTTGAACAACACACTTCTTTACAAAGAAACTGCCTCTAACCAGGAAGTGTTGATTACTGACCGTGCCGCTGGTGGTACAGCAGTGATCTCGGCACCTGCCGTTGGCACCACCGATTTCTTTGCTAAAGCCGTTGCTCCTGCGACCGCAGCAAGCAGCATTGTGCTTGGCACTGTTGCTGGCAACATTGTCACGATTAACGCACCTCAGACCGACATCACTGGCTGCACCTACGGCGACACCAACGGTGTTGTCTCGCTGTCCATGCCCTACTTGGCACTTCCCACCACGGCAGGCAATAATGAGGTGAGCCTAGTTTTCACCTGATTCTGCATGGCATTCGTTCTTAAAAAGGTTGCATCGTACAAATGGCCCGTCACGGTGGAAACACCCATTGATGGCGGCAAGTTTGAAAAGACTACGTTTGATGCAACCTTTCGCAAAATGAGTCGATCAAGTTTCAACGACTTGGTCGACAAGGGTGACGATGCTTTGATTGAGGGCATCCTTGAAGGTTGGGAGGGCATTTTTGACGAGGCAGGCAAGGAGATTCCTTTTACTGCCAAATCAAAGAAGGAGATCTGCGACGATCCCTACGTGGTACGTGCGCTGATCACAGCCTACGCTGACAGCCTTAGCGGCGGTGCTGCAAAAAACTAAAGGCCGCTGCTCAGTATTGGGCCAAGGGCGGCGTTGTAGACGAACGTGAGAGTGACCTGGCTGCGCTGGGCCTGTCTTCCGCTGACATTGCTGCTGCTGAGCTTTCACCGGCTGAGCAGCGTTTTGAAGTATGGGAAGAGAACTGGGAAATCGTTGCCGTATTTTTGCGGATGCGTACCCAGTGGAACGTAAGCATGGCTGGTCCCATGGGTCTCAATTACAGCTCGCTGGAATGGATCTGTAGACTGTACGAAGTGGCAGATCCGGTCAGGATTTTTGAAGGCATTCAAATTATGGAGTGCGCCGCTCTCAGCCAAATGAACAGTCAGCACGGGAAGTAATGTCCAACGAAGCGACAATCCTCCGCATTAGGGCCCAGGTTGAAAACCTGGAGGGATTGAATCGTGCACGATCTGCGGTAAGAAATTTTGCTACCGAATCAAAAGCTGCCAGCAATGATCTCGGCAAGCTACGTGGAATGTTTAAAGAGCTGGGTGCTGAGTCACTTCGCTCTGTCAATAACCTCAAGAACTATCGCGCTGGCCTAGACGCTTTGCGTCAATCTGCTGAGATTGGCAGTACAACGTTTAACGAGCTGACGCTTGAGATCAAGCAGCTTGATGGTGAGCTTGGGGCGCTGCAAGGCAAGCAGAACGCTGTAACGCAAGGATTTAACCGGATCACCCGTGCAACCAATGCTGCTGCTGCTGCACAACGCAGCTACAACGGCTTGATCCGCAATCCATTGACTGGGGCATATGGAATGCCACCAGTTCAAGTGCCAATGGGTGGAAGGTTGTTGCCACCTGCGCAAGGGTTTGATTTTTCTGCACAAGACGCACGCATCCAAGCTCAAGTTGCTGGGGCATCTGCTCAATCGGCTAGGGAAGCACGCCGGGCACAGAAAATGCAGGGGGTGGCTGAATACGCTGACACCACGATTGGGGGCAGAGATCCGCGCACAGGCGCAATGATCGCCGGTGGCTACGGACCGTTTACGGGAGTTGGCACGCAATACGGACAACCCATTGGCCCGCAACCTGCTGCCAAGGCGGCGCCAGGGCGCTACGGTGGCCGGGCAGGCGTCGCTCGTGGTTTTGGTGCCGCTGCTGCTGGGGGCATCTTTGGCGGCCCCGAGGGCGCTTTAGGTGGCATTGCCGGTTTTGCATTTGGCGGTCCAGTCGGAGCGCAAGTAGGCGCTACCATCGGCGCCACTGTTGGCATTGTGCGACAGGCTATTGGTGCAACCGCTACTTATGCGGCTGAGCTTGAAAAGCAACGAACAGCTTTGCGTCAAGTTATTGGGTCTCAAGATGGGTACAATCAATCATTAAAATTTGTCAGCGAAACCAGTAAAAAACTTGCAATTCCGCAAGATATAGTTCTTAAAAACTTTACACGTTTATCGGCTTCTGTTATTGGCGCTGGCGGAAATGTAAAAGATGCAGAGCAAGCTTTTAAAGGAATTTCTGCTGGTATTCTTGGAACTGGCGGAAGCCTTGAAAACCTTGATGCGGCATTGCTTGCAACATCTCAAGTATTTAGCAAAGGCAAGGTAAGCGCTGAAGAATTGCGTGGTCAAATTGGTGAACGCTTGCCCGGTGCTTTTACCTTGTTTGCGGAGTCAATGAAAAAGACCCCGCAAGAATTGGATAAAATGTTGCAAGAAGGGAAAGTTTCCCTTACTGATTTTCAAACATTCACCAAGGCTTTGTTTGACCGCTACGGAGAAGCTGCAAAAATTATTGCAAGTAGTCCAGAAAACGCTGGCAATCGCCTTAAAACAACACTTGCAAGTTTGTCGGAAAGCGTTGGTACATTGTTAAAGCCAATTGGCGCTGCATTTCAAAATACTTTTTCGTATATAGCTGAAATTATTGATGCAGCTATTCGCAAATTAAATGCGTTTTTAAAACTGGATCCTACCGGCAGAAAAGCTTCGCTTAAAGCTCAAATTGCTGCAGATGAAAAATTGTTGGCTGGGTATAAGCAAGGCCAAGCAGGCATGTCTGATGCACAAAAAGCCAATTTTGCCAAAAGCATGAACGCTCCATTGGAGGCTAGGCTTTTGGCCAACAAAACAATGCTCACGGCATTGGGCACGCCATTCCGTGAACCTGGCAAAGGGTTGGGTGTCACTGGTGGCGGAGATGGCGGATCCGCAAAGGCAGATAGAGCTGCTGCTGCTGCGGCCAAACGTGAAAAAACACTGCAACAACAAATTGTTGACCAGCAAAAGGGTTTTGCAATTGATCTTCGCAAATTGCAAGAATACATTGTTGACATACAAAACAAAGGCGCTATTGCCGTTGCCAAACCGCTAGACGCAATTTACTTGCGGTATGCCGCAAATACTGACAAAATTGCAAAAGATCGTGCTCGTCTTACGGACGTGTTGCAAAAACGGATTGATGCCATGACCAAGCTTGGTGCAGAGGTCGATCCCCAGAAAGCAAAAGAATTTAGGCAAGCACAAGATCAAGTACAAGCTGAAACCATGAAGCTTGCGCAAGGCGAATTTGGCACGGCAGTTTTTGAGCAGATGTCTGAAGTGGCTGCTGGTTTTGATG